AATAGTGGTTCTTCTTTCCCAACTGGAGGAATTATTATGTGGTCAGGTAGTGTGGCCACAATACCCAGCGGATGGTATTTGTGTGATGGCACAAATGGCACACCAGACCTCAGAAATCGCTTTATTGTTGGTGCTGGATCAACTTATTCTCCAGCTGCTACGGGTGGTAGCGCAGATGCGGTTACTGTAAGTCACACCCATACGATAACAGACCCAACACACAGCCATCTCGAAACATATTTTGATGCCAATGGTGGCGGTTATGGATTAACTGGTGGTCCAAATAATTATAACGCAACCAAACAAACAGGTTCTAGTTCAACAGGTATTTCTATTAATACTGCTGGTGTAAGTGGAACAAACGCCAACTTACCGCCTTATTATGCACTAGCATTCATTATGAAAGCGTGATAAATAATACATGGCCACACTAAGTAAAATCTACTCCGACATCGATTTCACCTTTACCAAGAAACCGGTGGTGAATGATGTTGCTTTGAGCTATGATGCTCAAGCAGTTATTCGTTCTATTCGTAACATTTTATTAACAAGGCATTATGAGAAACCTTTCAACCCAGACTTTGGCTCTAACATAGATGCTTTATTGTTTGAAATGGTTTCTCCTCTTACTTCCACAGCATTAGAAGCAGAAATAAGAACAACAATAGAAAACTATGAACCTAGAGCAAGATTGAGTGAGGTTATAGTTAATCCACAACCAGATAACAATGCTTATAGTGTTTCATTGTCTTTTTACATAGAAAATGCTACATTACCAACCACAGTAACACTCCTTTTAGAGAGAAACAGATAAGATGGCAGGCGCTAACTCTAATATTCAAATAACAGATTTAGATTTTAATAATATTAAAACTAATCTTAAAAAGTATTTACAAGGTCAAGATACACTTAAAGACTATAATTATGAAGGTTCTGCACTTTCTACTCTTTTAGATGTTCTTGCCTATAATACTCAATATAATGCTTACTATTTGAATATGGTTGCCAATGAAATGTTCTTGGATTCAGCCATTCAGCGTTCTTCTGTAGTTTCTCATGCAAAGATGTTAAACTACACACCTAGGTCAGCAACGGCACCTTCAGCAACAATCAATCTTAAAGTAAATCAAGTTACTGATTCTTCATTAACGTTACCAAAATTTACCAATTTTATTTCTGAAGCCATTGATGGTGTAAACTATAAATTTGTAACAGTTGATGATGTTACAGTTAATACAGATTTAAATACTAATTCAGTTACATTTTCTGATTTAGCTATTAAGCAAGGTGAGCCAATAACTTTAAATTTTGCTTATAGTTCTGCTCAAAATCCAACTTCTACTATAGAATTACCAGACAGTAATATTGATACCACAACAATTACAGTAGTGGTACAACAGAGTAGTTCCAATTCTTCTTCTGAAGTATTTACATTGGCTGAAAACTTTTTAACTTTAACAGGTACTTCTGCTGTATACTTCTTACAAGAAAGCAATAATGGAAATTATCAGATTTACTTTGGTGACGGAATTTTAGGTAAAGCATTAACTGATGGTAATCAAATTGTTGTTTCTTATATTGTAACAAGTGGTCCTGCTTCTTATAATGCCAATAATTTTGTTTTAATGGATTCAATTTCTGGTTATTCAAATACAACCATTACTCCAATCACATCAACAACTTATGGTGCTGAAAAAGAAACTATTGATTCTGTCAAATATACAGCACCAAAAGCATATTCTTCACAAGGTCGTGCTGTTACTAAAGAAGATTATATCTATCAAATTCAAAACAATTCAGGTATATTTCCTGTAGATGCTGTTAATGTGTGGGGTGGAGAAGAAAATGATCCACCAGTATACGGTGCTATTTTTGTTGCTATCAAGCCAAAAGGTGGTTATGTACTAACTCAAACACAAAAAACAATTATTGAAACTCAAATTATCAAACCAATTTCAGTAATGACTATTAAACCAAAAATTATTGATGTTGATTATACTTATTTGACAATTACATCCAATGTATTATATGATCCAAAATATACAACACTTACTTCTACACAATTAAAAACTCAAATTTTAAATACTATAAAATCTTTTGGAAATTCAACATTAAATACTTTTAATTCAACATTTAGATTATCAGAGTTAATTTCAAATGTTCAATCAACAAGTTCATCGTTTATTACAAATGATGCATCTATTGTTTTACAAAAACGATTTGTGCCAGATTTAATTAATTCTACCACTTATACTTTTAATTTTGGAGTATCATTAAGAAAAGATATTTTTTCAAAAAGTATCAGTATTATTCCATCATTTCAATATATTGATACAAAAAGTAATAGCGTGGTTCGTGAAGAAGTTTATTTGGAAGAAACTCCTTCATCAACCACATATGTAGAATCTATATCAATTATTAATCCTGGTTTTGGTTACACTTCAACACCAACTGTTACAATTATTGGTGATGGCACAGAAGCTACAGCAACAGCCGTAGTTATTAATGGCCAAATAACAAATATTGTAGTCACCAATGTTGGTTCAAACTATACTCAAGCACTTGTAGAAATTTCTGGTGGTGGAGGTTCTTCAGCTTCAGCATCCGCTGTGTTGGCTGGAAATTATGGAATATTAAGAACTTATTATTATGTTAATGGAGTTAAAACTGTTTTAAATCCTACAGCAGGCACAGTCGATTATGATATGGGTATTGTAACATTGGAAGCTTTTAATCCATCGGATGTTAATAATTCATTAGGTGTTTTAAGTATTCAAGCTGTTCCAACATCTACCATTATTTCTTCAAGCAGAGATAAAATTATCACATTAGATACATTAGATTCAAATGCTATTAATGTAAACCTTACGGCCAAATCATAAAACATGATTTTAAATAATCACAATACTTCAATACAAATTGCAAAACAACTTCCTGAATTTATTCGGGATGATGTTAATTACGAAACATTTGTAGCTTTTATAGAAGCCTATTATGAATGGCTTCAATTGGCTCACACAGCAAATTCTTCAATTTCTACTGCCAATTCATATAATCAAGGCATCACTCACGGTTCTCAAAATTTATTAAGTTATGTTGATATTGATGAAACAATGGATGATTTTATTCAATATTTCATTAATGATTTTCTTCCTTATATTCCACAAGAAGCATTAACAGATAAAAGAAAATTATTAAAAATATCAAAAGAGTTTTACCAATCAAAAGGTACAGAAAAATCTTATAAATTTTTATTCAAAGCTTTATATGGAATAAATGCCGAATTATTTGAAACTGGTGATGCAGTATTAAAAGCTTCTGCTGGTAAATGGATTGTTCCAAAATCACTCCGTATTAATTCTACAAATACAAATTGGTTATTGACTGAAGGTTTTAAAGTTTTTGGTGAAACCAGTAAATCTTATGCAACAATTGATTATGTTTTATTATCAGGTCAAAAAACAGAATTATACATTTCAAATATTGAAAGAGCTTTTGAATCTGGAGAAGTTGTAAAAATAGTTGACAATAATAAAAAAGATGTTTATTTTTATAACAATAAAGTTTATGTACAAAATCAAGGATATGAAATACCAAGTGGAGCCACAACACTTTCACAAAAAATTGTTGGCGTAGTATCTTCTATATCAATTGATCCAAATTATAAAGGATTATTGTACAATACAGGAGATCCAATTGTTGCTTATGGTGGTTTAAATCTAGATATTGCTAATCCTATTGGTTTTTCTGGATCAGTTGGAGATACTGATACCGGTAGTTTAACTTCTTTTGTTGTTTCAAATCCTTCACATGGATATACAACATTTCCCAATACAGTTATGATTTTGACTGGTGATGGAACAGGTGCTGCAGCTAAAGTTTCTTTAATAGATAGTACAAAACAAGCAGTAATTAAATTATCCGCTAATACTATAGGTGCTGCTAAAGATGTTGTTATAGGTAATACACTTTATCCACAAACATATACTAATTTTGCTGTTTCTGGTGCCAATACAAATTGGTCATTAGCAAACACATTAACATTTACTTTTTATGTTGTTGCACCAATTGCTTCAGTTAATGTTATCAGTCAAGGTTTAAATTATACTGCTGCGCCACTTGCAGAAGCTCATTCATTATACACAACAGATTATACCGTAAATAATACAAATGATTTTTCTTATCTTGGAATATTACAACCTATTCAAATTTTAAGTGGTGGAACCAATTACGGTAATTCTAATACTATTTCAATTAATGGTGGTACAGGATTTGGCGCATATGCAAATTTAAGAGTAAATGCTGCAGGCTCAATTGTTTCTGTTAAGTATGAATATTCAAGTGGAAATACAATACAAACATATCCATTGGGTGGATTAGGATATACAGCAACTTCATTACCTACAGTACAAATTAATTCAAATAGTGGTACTGGTGCCAATTTATCTATTTTAGGAATTATGGGATCTGGTGCAACTTTTGGTGCAACAACAAATAAAATTGGTGCAATTAAAAATATTAATATTTTAAATTCTGGTGAAGATTATATTTCTACTCCAAATTTATCATTAAGAGTTGCTGATGTGGCTGTAAGTAATGTATCTTTAATATATCCAATGGAAGCTGGAGATTTAATATTTCAAGGTAATGATGTTTCAACAAAAACATATTATGGTTATGTTGATTCTTTTCAAAAATTAGTAACAGCATCTCCAGTAAATCCAGCAAATGATGTTTACCAAATTAGATTATATAATTACATTGGTTCTTACAATAGCGCATTGCCATTAAAAGTTATTAGAACAATTAATGCAACAACAAGTTATCAATTGGTGATGTATCTATCAACATATTATGCTGACCAATATGGAAATCCAACATCTATTAAACAATATGGTGATGGTTCAGCAAGAGCTACTGCGGCTTTTTTAGGTGGATTAGTTGTTGGTCAAGGTAAATATCTAAATGATGATGGACAATTATCTTCATTGGGTATTGTATTACAAAGTATTGATTATAATAGTTTTACTTATTTAATTTCTACGCCAAAATCATTAACAACATATAAAGATTTAATATTAAATTTGGTTCATACATCTGGAACAAAATTAATTGGTAGAAACGTAATCAATACATCAAATAACATGAATATGATTACGGCACATAATTACCAAGACGGTAACACATTGTCTTATGTTGCTGGTTCTGCTGCTTATGCTACATTATCAGTAAACAAAGCAACTGCCAATATTAGCAATAATATCATTAAATTTACTAATGTTATTTCTGGTAACATTGGAAACACCATTTTTGCTAATGATATCATAGAATTTACGGCTACCAATAATATTAGAGCCTATTCTACTATCACACGGGTTGACTGGTCAAATAACCAAGTTTACATGCAGGATAATGTATTCCTAACATTTGCTAATGTTGCAATTGGTTCAATAGGCACCTCATCAAACGTCATAAATATAAACACCATGACTGGTCAGTATGATGGTAATTTTGGTACTTTAAAAGATATGACACCAATGAATGTAATTATTTCTGTTGGTGATACTGTAGCATTTAATGGTAGTGGAACATATTATACCGTCACCAAGTTGTTTGCCAATGGTAATTTCTCCATTAATAATAGTGCTGTTGGTCCATTATATAATAGATACATTACCGTCAACAAGAATGCTAACACACAGTCAGTAATGATTTATGGAGATGTAAGATTATACGGATATCCAGAACTAGTAACAGAAACACTCGACTCGCTTATGACTGAAGCCGGCGCATACATATTAATAGGGTAAAAAATGTCAACAGTAAAAATATCAGAACTACCAGAAATAAGTAATTTCAGTACCAATACAGGGGCAACTCTATTTGTTGGTGTGGATCTCACTACTGGAACTACAGGAAAAGCAAATTTAATTACTTTGGGTGAAGGACTCTACGCCTTTCAACCATTAAAAGTTGGCAACAATAAAATTTTATTTTCAAATACTATTGGCCAATTTTCTGGAAACTCAAACACATTTTTACAAATCAATAACCAAAATTTTAATTCCAATGGTTCTACTGATTATGTAGCTTCAACAAGTGATTCTGACAATTCTTCAAAATATATTGATTTTGGTATTGATGGATCAAATTATAATGATCCAATAAATTATCCATTCTTTAAGCCTTATGATGGTTATTTGTATGTTTATGGACCTTCTAATACAAGTTCTTCTGGTAACTTAATTGTTGGTACCGCATCTTCTAATAGCACAATAACATTTATTACTGGATTATCTTCTTATAAAAATGTTGTCGCTAAAATGACTTCTACTGGTTTAGTTTTAAACACACAATCATATATTACATTTGGTGATGGTTCTACACAATATGTGGCATCAAATCCTGCTAATTTTACTTCTGCTGCATATGCTCAAGCTAACGTAACTGTGGGTGTTGATGCAACTCAGAATACCAGATTATCGGTAATAGAAGATACTAATGCAACACAAAACGTCAGATTAGATTATAGTAATACAGCAATCACCATCATTCAGGGTGTTGATGTAAGCCAAAATGCTAGAATAACCATTATTGAAGCTACAGATGCAACACAAAACACCAATATTGCAGCCGCCAATGGTAAAATGCATTCGGCATATAACACCGCCAATAATGCTTTAGCTAATACAACAGGAACATTTGCTGGTAATTTAACCGTAACTGGCAATGTAACAATTACTGGTACTGTGGCACCAACAAAAGGATTCATTTATACACCAAACATATATCCAAGTGTTCAGACGGCAGTTACAATCAGCTTTGCAGACGACTCGGTTGTTCGTGCTCAAACTTCAGCCGGTTTGGTTGTAACACTCTCAAGTTTTGTTGTAGGTAAATCAGTTGAGGCTTGGATTACAAATACTGCTGGCACTGGACAAACATTTACTCACGGATGTTCTGCAATTAATTCAACCATTAATTCAACAACATATAGTATTCCAGCAACATCAAGTATCTTTGTAAAATACTGGTGTATGGATGGAACATTAGCAAACACTTTTGTAGCTATTACAAAATAATAATAGGATCATATAATGCCAGCATTAACCGCTAATTCGTCACTACTATTATACGGTAGTAAAGTATATGAAGTATTACAATATTACTATGCACCATCAGCAACTGCTTTAGGTGCATCTCCTGTAGTTAATACATTATATGCTTTTATTGGTAGAGTTGATCCGTGGCCAGATCCATTTAATCCACCGGTGCCTACACAAGACCAACTTTCATTAAAACAAGTTTATAAAAATATTATTACAGCTAAAAAAATTACTTCCGCTGACATTTCTCCAGTCGTACCTAGAAAAGATTGGAAATCTGGATCGGTTTATGATTATTATGATGATACAGTAGATATGTTTGGTACAAATGCAAATCAAGATTTTATCAAAAATTTTTATGTAAGAAACAGTTACGACCAAATTTTTAAATGTTTATGGAATAATAATGGCGGTGCTTCTACTATAGAACCACAATTATCTCCTGGTACATTTGATTCAACATTTTTAGTACAAACTGATGATGGATATAAATGGAAATTTTTATATTCACTTAATGCTGGTTCAAAACAAAGATTTTTTGATGAAAATTGGATGCCTTGTCCAGCTGGTGCATTTGTTCCTAATCCAACAATTACAGATGCAGGAATAGGTTCTGTAGACGTTGTTAATATTACTACTATTGGTGAAGGATATACTGCATTAGGAACTCAAATTACAATTGATGGTGATGGATCTGGTGCCAACGTAGTTCCTATAATTCAAGATGGAAATTTAGTAGATACTGTTGTTGTTAGTGTTGGTTCAAATTACACTTATGCCAATCCAGTCATTTCAGTTTTACCCGGATATGATACTCCTAGTGTTGAAGCAGTTGCAATTTCACCAGTATCACCTGTTGGTGGCCATGGTTTAGATCCTATTTCTGAATTAGGTTGTAATAGTGTAATGATTTCTTTAAATCTATCTGGTTCAGAAGGTGGCATTATACCCACAGATATGACATATTATCAACTCGGTTTAATTTTGGATCCGTCCGACACCGAAACAAATCCAGCTGTGTGTTTTGGAGATATCTATGATGTAACAACTCAGTTTTTTGTTTCACCTGGTTCAGGTTTATTTACTAGTGGCCAACAAATTTATCAAGGGTCAAGTTTAACTTCAGCAACATTTACTGCAACTGTTGTTAGTTTTAATGCAACATCCAATATAGTAAGAGTCATAAATACTTATGGAGTTCCAGTTGTTAACCAAGCTTTGTTACAAGATGCAAATGGTCCAATAACATCAGCAGTTAGAACTTTATTATCATATCAAGACCCAATATTTATTATTCACTCTGGATATATGACCTACATAGAAAACAGAACAGCTATACAAAGAAGTACTGATGGTACGGAACAATTCCGTACTGTGTTAAGATTTTAATTTGGAAAGAAAAAATGGCAACCAATTTTACTGGCGATTTTAATGTAGACCCATACTATGATGATTTTGATTCTGCAAAGAATTATCATAGAATTCTTTTTAAACCTGGATATGCTGTACAGGCCAGAGAATTAACACAATCTCAGACTATTCTACAAAATCAAATTACCAATTTTGCTGACGCAATTTTTACTCAAAATACTCCAGTTTCAGGCGGTAAAGTTACAGTAAATCAGAATGTTTATTATTTAAAACTTAACACAACTATTGGCACTTCAACCATTACTGCATCTGATTTTACAGATGGGATTATTCGTAATAGTGATTCATCCATTATTGCCAAAGTTTTAGTAACTAAAGAATCGACAGTTTCTTCAAGTGGTGGAATTGGTGATTACCCAACATTAATTGTTACTTATATTACTGGTTCAAAATTTGCCTCAAGTGATACTATTTACTTAGACGGTTCAAATCAAACTGCTACAGTTATTACTGAAACAAGTACAAATATTGCAACAGGATTAAGTTCTGTTGCTTCCATTTCTAATGGTGTGTTTTATGTTAAAGGTAACTTTGTTGCCGTTTCTGAAGCCACTATTGTTTTAGAAAAATATAGTTCAACACCGTCATTGCGTGTTGGTTTAAATGCTACAGAAAATATCTACGATTATACAGATGATGGTACTTTATTGGATCCAGCAATTAATGCTTCCAACTATCAAGCTCCTGGTGCCGACAGATATGTGATTTCTTTAACATTAGAAACACGACCTTTAGATTTAGGTGATGATAATAACTTTATTGAATTAGTTCGTTTAGAAAATGGAGAAATATTAAAACAAGTTGATGAAACAGTATATTCTATTATAAATGATTATTTTGCCAAACGTACTAATGATACCAATGGCGATTTTATTGTAAAAGATTATACATTAACACCTAAAGCAAATACAGTTAATTCAGCACAATACAATTTAGGTATTTCAAAAGGTATTTCATATGTTCGTGGTTATCGTTTAGAAAGCCAAAGCGATGTTACATTGGTTAATGACCGAGCAAGAACAACAGTTACCGCCAAC